TCACTGCCTGAGAAGACACAGGAACTTATCAAGCAGATTAAACGTGTGCGAGTAATGCTTGGCACGGTAGAACTGCATGATGCAGTAGACGAGAACGGTAAAGCGGTGGACGTAGCCGAAACTGCTTTCATCTGGGAGATTGAGAACAGAGATGCCTTTAAAGATGTAGGCACTGTGTTCACTAAGTTGAGCAAGATGAAGCGTCTGCCAGTGCAGCATAGCATCACTGGTAATACGGAAGAACGCAAGCTGCCTAATGGCAATAGCTTCTACCTGCCTGTAGTATCTCTGGACCTGACTAAGACACTTGAACTTAGTGACGTTGAGCAAACTAACTTCGGTGACTTCATGACATGGGTACAGAACTACAACGAGTACATCATCAACTCATGGTCAGAGAAAGCCATGCAAGAGGGTGAGGATATCGAGGGTGTTGACGATATTGTTGACATCGAATTTGAAGACGAAGAGGTTGCGTGATGAACCATCCTGCTGAGTTGGCGTTGCATCAGTATATGGAGAAAGCTGCTAATGGCGGCACTACCATGTCACCTGATACTATCAAGCAAGTAGCGCAAGATGTATCAGACGCACTGCAACGTCAGTTTGGCGGGGGTAACAAGCGAGATGGGTTTCGCCTACGTATGTCTAATGTAGGCAGACCCTCTTGCCAACTTTGGTTTGAACGTAACAAGCCGGAGACTGCGTTACCCAAGCCAACCACATTCGTAATGAACATGATGCTTGGAGACATCGTTGAGGCTGTCTTCAAAGGACTATTGAAAGAAGCAGGAGTAGAATATGAAGACACTGAAAAGGTTACTCTTGAGTTGTCTGATACTTCTATTAGCGGCTCATATGATATTGTCATTCGGGATGCAGTTGATGATATTAAATCAGCTTCAAACTGGTCATACATCCACAAGTTTGAATCTTACGATACCTTATCTGAGGGAGACACGTTTGGATATGTCGGGCAGTTAGCCGGGTATGCCAAGGCTGCTGGCAAGAAAGCTGGTGGCTGGTGGGTTGTCAACAAAGCTAACGGAGACTTCAAGTATGTACCTGCTACAGGATTAGACGTAGACAAAGAGGTACAGAACATTGAAGACAACATCTCTCGTGCTATGGGAGATGAGTTAGTCAGATGCTTTGAGCCTGAGAAAGAAACCTTTAATGGTAAAGAGACAGGCAACCTTGTATTGAATAAGAACTGCACGTTCTGTTCATATAAACATGCTTGCTGGCCTAAGATGGTAGAACTACCTGCCGTTAAGTCCAAAGCAAAAGACCCTAAGATTGTATCTTACATTGAACTAAGAAAGGAGTATAGAAATGCAGGATGAATTACAGGAACTATTAGACCAGATTAAGGAAGCAGAGGCACATCTCATGGAACTGCGTAAAGAGTACCGTGAGCAGCGCACTGCTGGTCTGAGAGCAGCCATTGAAGCACGTAACGAAGCAGACGCTATGATACGTGAAGAAATGAAAGCTATGGGATATAGTGGCCTTACGTGGAGAAACCTTCGGTAATGCCGCCTAACTTTAAGCAGTTTAAAGCGGCACGTAAGTATGGGTATCGGTCTGGCTTAGAGGTTAAGATTTCAGACTATCTTAAAGAACTGAAGATTAACTTTGGTTACGAATGTATTAAGATAGAATGGGAAGACCTAGCCTACCGTACCTATACACCAGACTTTGTGCTACCAAATGGCATTATCATTGAGACAAAAGGAATGTTCACAGCCGCAGATAGGCGCAAGCATCTAGCTATCAAACGGCAGCATCCTAATCTTGATATACGATTTGTCTTTGAGAACAGCAGACGAAAGTTACGTAAAGGGGCTAAGTCTACCTACGGAGAGTGGTGTGATAAGCATGGGTTTATGTGTTACACACGTATCATTCCAGAGGAGTGGCTGAAAGAAAAAGGCAAGAACAAACATCCTAGCTTTATAGGGTTTGCAGGTAAGAAAGTGAAAAGGAGCAAGTGAACATGGACGAAGAACAAATGAAGATGAGGTCTGAGGACTTCCTAATACGGATAAGACCATTCAAAGATAAAGACGGTTCGTGGACAGGTGATATAGACCTGTCAATTATTACACAACCACAGAACGATTTAGATGATGAAGATTATTATCAAGTCATGCACTTCTGTAAAATGATGGCATCAACTGTGCCTCTCATGGAACACAACGAAGATTTACGGGATGCAGTACATGAATATGTCATGGAACATGTTGACAAGGAGTATACTATTGAGGTAGAACCTAAGTCACAGGTAGTTGACCGTAGGGATAATGTAGTTACGATTGACTTTGGTACAAAGACAAAAGGGAGTGCGTGATGACAAGCTATAAGAATATTATGGAAAAGATTGAGCGAGAAGCAAAGGAAGCATATGCTGGTGTTGATATGGTCAACAGCCCACCACACTACAATGAAGCAGGTGTTGAATGTATTGACGCTATTGCAGCGGCACTAGGGGATGGATTTGAATATTACCTGCAGGGTAACATTATGAAATATCTTTGGCGTTACCGTTATAAGAATGGCACTGAAGACTTGAAGAAAGCCAGTTGGTATTTAGACAAGTTGATTACAGAAGTCGAGGGCTGCTATGATGATGAGAGTTAAAGTCTTCATGACTATTGATGTAGACCCAGATGAATATCCTGTACCTGCAGATGAGAATGTAGGAGAGGAGATAGAAGAAGGAATCCGTGAATACTTTTATGACATTGACGGAGCAACGATAAAGAACATTAAATATATACAGGAGTGAACTCTAATGATTAGCAATCAATTACCTACAGATTACCAGAACTTTATTGCTCTGTCTCGTTATGCAAGATGGAAAGAAGATGAACAACGAAGAGAGACATGGAGTGAAACAGTATCACGATACTTTGATTATCTTACAGGACATCTGCTTACTAAACACAATTACAAACTGGCTGATGAATTGAGAGCAGAATTAGAGACTGCTGTTCTTGACCAGCATATAATGCCAAGCATGAGAGCCTTAATGACATCTGGTCCTGCATTGGACCGTTGCCATGTAGGTGGATACAATTGCTCATACGTACCTGTTGATAGTCCACGTGCGTTTGACGAAACAATGTACATACTCATGTGTGGCACGGGTGTAGGCTTCTCTGTTGAGCGTCACAACATTGAGAAGCTACCAATCGTCAACGAAGACATGCATCATACGGATACTGTCATTAAGGTTGGCGATTCACGTCCGGGCTGGGCCAAATCACTGCGTGAACTCATCTCTCTCCTGTACGCAGGGCAGATACCACAGTGGGATGTATCAGAAGTACGTCCTGCAGGTGCAAGGTTAAAGACCTTTGGTGGTAGAGCCAGTGGCCCAGCCCCGTTGGAAGAACTCTTTCAGTTTATCATTGAGAAGTTTCAAGGTGCAGCAGGTCGTAGACTATTTCCCATTGAATGTCACGACATCATGTGTAAGATTGGTGAGGTTGTAGTTGTCGGTGGGGTCAGACGCAGCGCACTCATCAGCCTATCAAACCTGAACGATGACCAGATGAGTCATGCAAAAGCAGGTATGTGGTGGGAAAACGAAGGACAACGTGCGCTTGCAAACAACAGCGTTGCCTACAAAGGTAAGCCACAGATGGGTACATTCATGCGTGAGTGGCTCTCACTGTACGAAAGTAAGTCAGGTGAGCGTGGTATTTTTAATCGCAAGTCTGCACAAGTACAGGCCGCAAAGAATGGACGCAGAGATTCGGAACAAGATTTCGGATGCAACCCCTGTTCTGAAATTATATTACGTCCTTATCAGTTCTGTAACTTGTCTGAGGTTGTTGTACGTGAAACAGACACGCAGCAGACACTAACAGAGAAGGTACGCTTGGCTACGATACTGGGTACGTTCCAATCTACTCTCACTGACTTTAAATATCTGCGTAGTATATGGAAGAAGAACACAGAGGAAGAACGTCTGCTTGGTGTATCACTAACAGGTATCATGGACAACCAATTAACAGCAGGTAAGTCTGCTCACCTTGGTATGAACATTGGACAGACACTTGAGGCATTACGTGATGTTGCTATTGACGCTAACAAAGCTATGGCAAAGCAGCTAAAGATACCACAGTCTACAGCTATTACATGTGTTAAGCCATCAGGCACAGTATCGCAGCTAGTTAACAGTGCATCAGGTATCCATGCTCGTCACAACCCGTACTACATTCGTACTGTTCGTGGTGATAACAAAGACCCATTGACACAGTTCATGGTATCACAGGGTATTCCAGCAGAGCCAGATGTAATGAAGCCTGACAGCACAACAGTGTTTAGCTTTCCAATGAAGTCACCTGCACGTGCCGTAACACGTACTGCTATGTCTGCTATTGAGCAGCTTGAGTTGTGGCTTATGTATCAGCGTTATTGGTGTGAACACAAACCATCTGTGACAATCTCTGTCAAAGAAGAAGAGTGGATGGACGTAGGTTCGTGGGTGTACACACACTTTGATGAAGTGTCAGGCATCAGCTTCCTGCCATTCAGTGAGCATACATACAAGCA